ACTCCACCTCCACAGGCATCGGACGCATGGACATCTCCGTATTCATCTCCCCGAACCAGCCGGCATACGCAACCGATCTGATGGCCACCGCACAAGGTACGGTGCAGTCAATCCACGAGTTCCAAAACAAGCCACTATTCACCGTCTCAGGTGTCGGCGTGTTCACACCCCACGCCACGAACCTGGTCGCCTCTGGCTATCTACGATCAGGTATCTACCGTTGGGGTGTACCGGACGCCAAGTTCATCCCCAAACTTGACTTGCGTTGCTTGCCGTTGAAGGGTTCGGTCACCATGTCGGTGGCATCAGACGGCGGAGACTTCTTTGACTTCGCCACCCTGACTACGGCGAATGTGAAGGAAAAGACGTTTGACGGGTTGGAAGACAAGGTGTTCGAAGCCGAAATCAAAGTGACCCTCAACCGTGACGCCGTAACCAGCACCGGTCCAACCCTTACCCGTTGGATGGCTCGCGCCTATGCCGCCCCGCTACGATCCCAAATCTTCTCCGTCCCCCTCATCATGCACCACAGGCTGTCTATCAACGGACGGGAATACTGGCAGGATGTGGACCGTGAACTCGGCTATTTGCGTGACTTGGTGGAGAACCCTCGGGTGGTGACCTATCAGGAGAACGAGGAGACGTTTGCTGTGGTGGTTGAGAATGTGCAGATGCGGATAGCCCAGTTGGTGAACGCCCATCGGACGAACGATTTTGAGGGGACGGCTATTGTGGTTATGCGTAGTGTAAGATAGGACAACATGCCAGCAGTAACTCGCAGACAGTACAAGGGCGCGGCGGCGCAGACGACGATCACGAACGCTTTGGCGTCTGGTGACACGTCGGCTACGTTGGCTGCGACTACAGGCTGGCCTTCAACGGCAGCCGTCCCTTTCTATGTTGTCATCAGTCCTGGGACTGCGAGCGAGGAGAAGTGCAGCGCCACGATCTCCGGTTCCGTGTTGACTTTGACTCGTGCGCAGGATGATACGACTGCTCAGAGTCATGCGTCGGGTGCGACGATTTATCCGGTGTTCTCGGCGGATGATGCTGATGAGGCGAATAAACTTGCTTCGACGTTGACGACTCGTGGTGATTTGTTGACGATGGGTGCGGGTCCTGATTTTGCTCGTATTGGTATTGGGGCTTCGGGTCGGGTGTTGAAGTCGGATGGTACGGATGCGGCTTGGGCTGTTGACCCTGCTTCTGATTTGGTTACGACTAAGGGTGATTTGTTGGTTGGTACGGCTGCTGATACGTTGGCTCGTCTGCCTGTTGGCATCAACGGGTATCGAGTTACGGCTGCTTCTGCCGAAACGGGTGGTTTGAAGTATGACATGCCTTCGGTGCCTGTTGCGGCTGATGCCAGTGCAAGAGACGCACTTTTTGGTGGTGCGGGGGAAAAAGTTTTGGCGGAAGGCCAACTTGTTTATTTGAGCGATTTGAACGTTGTGCAGTATTACGATGGCGCAGCGTGGGCAACGGTCGGCCCACAAACGCTAAGCAGCGGACTCAACTACATCACTGGAGCATCATTCAGTGCAGTTACGAGCGTCAGTTTTCCTAACAACACATTTACCAGCACCTATCGCAATTACCGAGTTTTTTTTGAACTAACTGCTGCTAGTAGTACGACCTCAATTACTGCCCGTTTTCGAGCGTCGGGAACTGATAAAACCGATAGCAACTATTGGCAAGGATCACCCGGAAGTACATCGGCAGGCGCGGCAACAGACGCTGGCGACGCGCTAACCAACGCATGGTCATTGCCAACAGTAGACGCAACGTTTACCGTTTACGCGTTGTCGTTTGATGTTATTTGTCCACAAGTAACAACGACGAACAAATTTCTTTTAGGTAACATGTTTTTCTATGACAACTCAATCGTTGCCGGTAGGTCATTCAACGCCAGAAAATTCGAGAGTCCTGGCGTAGCGATTGACAGTATGTCATTTATCAAAACATCAGGAAATTTCACCGGCATCTATCGTGTCTACGGTTACTCGGATTCGTGAGGTAAAACATGACAAAGCCACTTATCCAAATCGGCGACGAAGTACGAGAAATGACTGACGCAGAGCACGACCAATGGCAGGCCGACGCTAAGGCTCAAGCGCAATACGCTGTTCAAGTAGCTGCCAAGGCTGACGCACATGCATCAGCATTAGCAAAACTTTCTGCATTGGGATTGACCGAAGCCGAGATAGCGGCAATCATCAAAGGATGAAGCGGGCGCTGATTGCGCTTCCCGCCATTGTGTTTGCGTTCTGGCCTATCCAGGCGCAAGCTGAACCACAGCCCGGTCTGAACGCTGTCGGTTACACCTTCCAGCCGACAGGCATACCTCAACGAACCGATGACCTCTACCCGGTGTGCGGATCGGAGGTGGAGAACAACATCAACCGCAACTTCAACGGCGAACCATTCCAAGACTGCGGCTACGACCTCTTTATGATTCACTACACAGGATTCATCACCCTCCCCGAACACGACACGATTCAGTTCATGGTCGCAGCCGACGACGGCGGCACCATCGAGATTGCAGATACAGAGTTCGGCACATGGAACGTGAAAGGCTGCTCATGGAGCCAACAAATCACATTGGAGCTTGGCGCCGGCACGTATCCGTTAGACGGCTGGTTCTTTGAATGGGGTGGCGGAACCTGCTACATGCTTGCTTGGAACATTGACAACGAAGGTTGGGCCATCGTCCCTGATGAGGCGTTCACTCAAACCTCCACCCCACCAACCACCACGACGACGACTGTTCCTGAGACGACCGTACCTGAGACGACTGTTCCTGAGACGACTGTTCCTGAGACGACTACGACTGAGCCTGTTACCACGACCACAGAGTTGGTTACGACAACCACCGAACAAACCACGACCACAACTACGACAACAACTACGACGACGACTGTTTATGTGCCGCCAGCAACCACCACCACAGAACCCGAACCAGAACCCGAGCCGGAACCCGAGCCAGAACCCGAGCCAGAAACTACAACGACTACGGAACCTGTCGAGGAGGAAGCGCCTCCCCCTGACAGCACGCCTCCTCAGCCAGAAGACGACGAGCCACAGGACTCAACTCCTGAGACTCCTCCGACAACCGAGCCTGAAATGCCTCAACCCGAAACAACGCTAGAAACAGAAACGACACCAGAAGAAACATTCCCAGAACCGGAAACAGAAGAAGAATCATCAGAGTCAACCATACCCGAGGAGCCGACATCGGAGCAGGCAGCAACCCTAGCCAGCAGCCCAGAGGTGCTTGCCACGATCAGCAGCGAAGAAGCCGAAGCAATCTTTGAAGCCCTTGACCTCGGCACGTTGGACGAGACACAGGTGGCGGAACTGGTAGCCGCAGTCCAAGACGCCCCCACCGAAGTCAGAGAAGCGTTCGAGGAGAAGGTAGACATCTTCAAAGAAGGACTGGATGACTATATTCCGACAGGCTCCAACATCCCCGTCGGAGAACGTCGCGCCCTCATCGCCATCGGCGCAGCCATCACCGCCGCAGGAGCGACTAGGATACGCCGATAATGAAACGCATACTGGACTACATCACCGAAAACTCGTGGACCTTAGCCGGCACAGGGCTAGTACTTATTACCCTCTCGGGTCCAACATTGCGTCAAGCTCTCTGGATCACAGGCGTAGCACTGGTGCTACACTCAGTCCTGACCTTCACAGGGGGGAAAGATGACTAACATCATGCTCAAAGCCAACGCAACCGTCGCCAAGTTCCTAGACTTGGGACAACGCCTGTTCTCCCTGTTCCTCGCCAACGCCCTCCCAGCAGTCACCGGTGGCGCCGTGATCGGTGTTTCGGTAGCCAAGTCTGCCCTCCTCGCAGGGTTCATGGCCGTAGTACAGGTCATCCAAAAGCTTGCCTCCGCCTCAACTGACGGAGAGTTGACCAGTGAAGAAATCCAAGAGGCGTTCGGGAAGAAGTAATGCCCGACAAATATCCGGTAGTCAAAGTACAACTGTGTTCTCACCTGAAAGGGGTAAAACCTGGTGAACTCGATCCGTCGCTCCTTCGCGGTATTGAAGGCAAAGGCAAACTCCATCATTGTGCGGCTGACGCATACGAAGCAATGGACGCAGCAGCCAACGCCGACGGTATCGACCTCTCCCCAACCAGCCAAGCCGACACGTACCGTTCCCTTGAAACCCAAGAGTACGGCTTCTACCAAAGGTACACAGACAAGCCGAACAAAAAGCTCCTCAAGCAAACGCCGCGCATCTACAAAAACAAAGCGTGGTACCTCAAAAAAGGCGTAGCACCAATGGCGGTCCCAGGGACCTCCAACCATAACCTTGGTATTGCTGTTGATATTGCTAACGCCAGCGGCAAACGCTTGGAGTGGCTGCTCAAACACGCACAGTCATTCGGTTTCTCATGGGAAGTCCAGTCCGAGCCGTGGCATCTGCGTTATGTCACCGGTGACAATGCCCCTACACGTGTCAAAGAGTGGCTAGCAAACAAGCCTGCTGAGGCATAGTGGACGGGGGTTGGGCGCTTGTCCTTGCTGCTGTCGTGACGGCGGTCGGCGGGATTATCGTCGCAGTCCTCCAACAATTCAAGAAGGAAAACCATACCGACCACCAGATCGTTGTCGGCCTGTTGCAGGTGCTACGCAAGTCCCAGATGCGAGTCGAAGACAAAGTGGACCGAGTTGACGAACGGCTCACCAGCCACCTAGATTCACATGCCTCGGAGGGGATACTTGACAATGGGCGAACAGTTCACCAAAATGGAGTTGAAGCAACTAGCAAAGTTTCTTAGGAAGGTTTATCCAGGCGTCGGAGATCAAGACGAGCTGTGGAACCTGATTGAGAAAACCGAACAACTCACAAAGGGGAAACATGGAACCAGCAACCGCAGGCGCGGAGATCATAAGTGAGGCATACAACCTCATCACCGGTCAACGCCAAAACGATTACGACCACCCGTTAGAGGACTACTCACGCACAGTAGACATCTTCCGTGCCATCACAGGAATCAACCTGAGTGCGGAAGAAGGCATCATGTTCATGGTGTCAATGAAACTGTCTCGTCTGGCGAACGAGTTGATAAACGAACTGAACGTCCCCGACAACACGCGAGACGCCATCGGCTACCTCGGCTGCCTGAACATGGTGCGCAGAAAGCAGCGCGAAGAACAGTCAGAGATTGACCGAGTGTTCGACCAGTTACATAAGCATTACAAGACAGGAGATTCAACATGGGGATGATGGACGAACTGATGGGTGAAGTCAACACCCCTCGCCGCAACAAGTGGTCAGAAATACAAGAGAAACTTGACAAGAAAGACTTCGACGAGTTCTGCGAAGCGTTACAAGAACCAAAGATTAGTCAAGCATCGTTGCGTAGGGCGCTCGCCAAACGCGGTGTCCACATCGGCACCGGCACCATCAGCGAACTGCGACGCGACTACCTTCGTCAGTTGGCCAGCCGATGAGTTTCAAAGACGAACTATCCGACGACAACGAGGCACTAGCAAAAGCTGACCTCATCAAAGCTCGACGTGAACGAGACGTCGCAACGAAAGAGTTGACCCGCATACGGGAAGAACTTGACGCTGCGAACCGTGCCCTATCCATCGTGTCCTCCGTTGAGCAGACACGCCTGGAACCACCAAAGTGGATGACCCCAGCAAAACCCAAACCGTCAGCAGCAACCCTGCTCCTCATGCTCTCAGACACCCACTTTGATGAAGTGGTGAACCCCGATGAGGTGGAAGGGTTGAACGCATACAACCGTGAGATAGCGGTCATGCGTCTCCACAAGTGGGCAACGAACACCGTCAACGTCGCACGCCACTACCTTGCCGGTGTCGACTATGACGGGGTGGTACTCATGTTGGGTGGCGACATCTTCTCTGGAGACATCCACGAAGAACTAGCCCAAACCAACGAGGACACCATGATCTCCTCAGTCCTGTTCTGGTCTGAGCAGGTGGCTGCGGCTGTGGATGTGTTGGCGAACGAGTTCGGCAAAGTCCATGTGCCGGTCGTTGTCGGCAACCACGGGCGCATGTCTCGTAAGCCGCGCATGAAACTTCGAGCCAAAACAAACTTCGATTGGCTGCTCGGCAAAATGGTCGAGAAGCATTTCGCTAAAGACAAACGCGTCACCTTTGACATCCCCGAGGGTACGGATGCGTTGGTGTCTATCTATGAGTGGAACCATCTGCTATCCCACGGTGACCAGGTATCTGGCGGTGGCGGTATCGGTGGTATCTATCCGCCGATCATGCGGATGCGGGCACGCAAAGCCCAACGGTACCTCACCACCGGACAAGATTTTTCGACACTTTGGATCGGACACTGGCACCAATACCTCCCATCCCCACACCTTGTCGTCAACGGCAGCTTGAAGGGTTACGATGAGTATGCGTTCATCAACAACTTCCAGTTTGAGCAACCACAGCAGGCGTTGGCAGTCGTGACACCGAAACACAACATCACGTTCCATGCACCGATCTTTTCTGCTGACCGCAAAAAGGAACGCTGGTAGCCATGTCCTGCCCGTGGTCGCTGGTCGCCGTGCATTGGATAGACGCGTTCGATTCCAGCAACGGTTGGATCAACACCAAGGACTACAAACCTAAAACCCAGCACGTCGTATCGGTCGGTTGGCTATGGCCCGACCTACTCGACGGCTACGTGTCGGTCACTTGTTCGTGGTGTCCTGGTGAAGAACCGGAGTTGGATACGGTGGGTATGGTGACGCACATTCCGCAGGGGATGGTGCAGCGTGTGTCAATCCTTGGTGAGCCTGACTGGAATATTTGACTTTGTGACACCCCACCTGTATGGTGGATAATGTAATCACAACAACCAAAGGGGATAAGCAATGCTCACACAGATAAACAAACCTGCCCACGGTTCAAACGCGTGGCTCGAAGTCAGATGGCGTAACGACAACGGTGAAGCCCGCATCGCAGCCTCAGCTTGCGCAGCAGTCCACGGACAACACCCGTTCATCACCGTCGCAGACCTTGCCAATGAACTGCTCTCCGAGACGCCACCGCAACCCAAAGAGCAGAACTCTGCGATGTTGCGAGGCACCACCCTTGAAGCACCGATCCGTGACTGGGCAGCCCAACTGCTCGGACATCCACTCACCGAACCACAAACCCTCTACTGCTGGGACGAACCAGGCGTACGCCTGATTGCCACCATTGACTCGATGAGCAAAGACGGCAGGGTGTTTGAGCAGAAGACGACGAACAAGATTTGGCGTGGCGAACTGCCCGACTACTGGTATTGGCAGGGCGTACAACAAGCCATCTGCACCGGTGTCTCAGAGATTACGTGGGTCGTGTTTGACTCCACCCTTGACCTGCACTTCCACATTCAGCCGGTGTCAAGCGATGAGAAACAAACCCACATTGAGGCGTGCCGACGATTCCTCGCAGCCATTGACATGGGCA